CCTGGCAGGTCCGGCAGTGTCTCTACAATCCGGCGCGAAGATCCGGCCAATGGTTCGCCGCAATAGGCGCATCGTGGTAGTTTCGTGGTCATTTCTTGCCCTTTGTTTTTCCGGTTCCGCAGTCATGGCATATCGGCAGACCATCATTGAACGCGACGAAACACGGAAGGCCGCATTCTCCGCATTCGATTAGGTCAATATCTCCGCTACGCATTAACGCTTGTTTCATCTGATGTTGACAGGTTTTATATCCGGCTTCCCATAGACGTTTATTCTCGTTATATAACTTAGCGTGGCTGGTTGTGTTAATCATAAATGCACCTAACAAGACGATGCACCGGAGCCTTCGGCCCGGTGATCGGTGGCGTTGGGCGCCAGCGACAGCAACACATCACGAAACGCGGGCGGTGTTGCATTCCTGATCCGCGTCTTGTCCTTCCCGCCGATCATGGCCATCATGCCAATGCGACGCGCCTTCTCGTATCCATATCGCTCAAGCGCCACTGGATGGATCTTTTGCTCTGACGGCCCCCATATCAATTCCGGCTGTCCACAATACCGTCCCCACCGCTGACATGGCGGATGGGCTACAACAGGATGCGGCCCGGCGTATTTCCTGGCATCCCGATTGATGTCCCAGGGATCGACGCCGGGCAGGTTGAAATAACACCCGTTGGTTTCTACGAATAACGCGGCAATCATTCGCCACCATCCGCAGCATCCAACAAGTCGCTAGACCGGAGCGGCTTCGCCGCCCGGTCAGCTTGGACGTTAGATTTTCTTCGCATAAATAACCTTAGCTTCTTGTTGTGTAATGTCTCCAACTTCAATGGCGCACCGAAGGCATAAAATCAATACATCCTTCCATGTATTATATTCAATCATTGGCTTAATGGTCGGGGTGTGATTAAAGTATAATGACTTCATATTTAATTCCTTGGTATGTGTTGTTTATGAAAAAATCTAACAAGGTGATGCACCGGAGCCGGACGGCCCCTAGTGCGGTGGTTGTGGCTCACCGCCGGCCCGGTGATCGATAAAAATGGTCATGGCCTTGGCCTTTCATAAACTTCACCCGACGCGGCTTCTTTGGAATAACTTGTGGGAAATCAAGGCTATAGGTTACCAATGGTTGCGATAGCTTTGTTCCAGTAGAGGTATTCGATAGTTGTATTTCATCAAATCCAACAAGTAGATGCACCGGAGCCGGGCCGTCCTGGTTTTGCTTGGCGTCACTCATTTGCCGGCCTCGGTGATCTGATGGGTGCCTTCCACCTTGGCGACTTCGCGGCGATTGGTCCGCGCATTCAGCCAATGCAACGCCTCCTCCAGCTTGGTCACGGCCAATGCATTTTCACGGCACCTAAATTGTCCGGCCTGATAGTGTTCAATGCGCTGCAAGGCGGCATAAATGACCGTCTCGACAAATGCGCCATTGGGCGGGGTGCGTTCGCCGTCGCGGCCTAAAGGGCCATTCTGCCAGTCAATTGAAAGCCCGACGCCGCGAACGGTTCCTCCAGCAGGCCTACCATTGGCGTCAAGATTGTTGATGGATTCAGGAATGCTCAGCATGGTGTTTCCTTTCGAGAAACGTGGCGGCCCGGTGATCTGGGCGTTGGGCAGACTGTACTTGGCCTGTATGTCAGTAAGTATTTTTCTTTGATTTTTTATTAACTTCTGCATACGGTCAATATGAAAAATCAAAGATCTAACGATATGTAATTGTTCATTGCTTCTTAATTTCATTTTTCCGGCATAGGTAATAGATTGTTCGACGGATAGGGCTTCCATCACGACCACGCCCCTAAGCGCCGCAGTCTGCCCACCGTCTGCTTAACAGCGGCGGCCACCTTCGCCTGCGAGACTCCCTCAGCATACATGCGCCGTGCCTGTGCCAGGTCGGCCTCTGGCACCGTGCCCCACCTCGCCGCCATCCCGAGCTTGCCGCGCCGCGCAAGCTCACCGGGCCGCGCATTGTCTGCGGCCTCGGTAGCGATCTTGCGCATGTGCGCGCGGTATTCCTTAGAAGCGAAAATGTTTTCGATGCTCATGTTTTTTTCTTTGTTGATGGCGCTATATAGCGCCAGATCTTTGATCTTACCAGAGATTCACAGTCTTTGCGAGTAAGGTTTTTGCTTTTTTTGTACCCGGTGCCTTTGATGCACAGGAATACTGTTTCGCCGTCGCCATACGCCAGGTGATCGGTTTCGTCAAGAAATCCGTTGATATTACGAACGTATTTTATGGTTCCGTGCAGGTGTTTTTTTAACTCAGACCGTTTCATGGGGTTCTTTACCTGCCAGCGATGGTGTTCCCTTGTAGCGGCATGTTGGCATAGGTCAATAGTCTTTGTCTGGGGTTTCCTTGGCTTCTTTGGATTGCCTGCAATACTCAATACTGGCAAACCACACTGCTCGGTATGCATCATCGGCCTTTATTTTTGCGGACTGTAGTTCATTCCCATATCTTGGAGTAGATTCCAATATACGGGAATTATACGGCTATCTTGGATGGTATCTTGGAATAATTTGAAAGAGCGTTTCCCACCAGGTAAGCCCAGCGCAGCATTGGCGCTTGGGAGCCCGTTGCGGATTTACCTTGTCTATATCCGCACACTGACCGCGCTAGGGTTCCCCGCTAGGCTTCCCGGCATTAAGCCGGGAATGCCGACGCAAGGGGAATCCCGACGCAAGCGGGTGACTACTGGAAAGACATAGAATCCTGGTGATTCCAGTGTTCATCAGCTTCGTCCCTGAATCCACGCATCCATGCCTGAACAAGGATCGATGGCTTTATGAAATCATCCTCCGATGGCCAGGACGATTCAAAATTGTATTTGTAGGCACTTCGTCCTTCGCGGTACGCCTCACTATATGTTGCTGGTTTTTTCATCGGGTTTCCTTGGTTGAGTGTGGCATTCATGCTTCCCCAGGGTTCACCTGGGGAAGGTGAGGGTCAGACGGATGGGTTAACTGAATGCCTGCGGCTCATTGCGTCTGATGGACGTAAAATTGCCAGCCGATCCAATCACAATATGATCGTTTAATCTCATATCTACCATGGCGCACGCTTGTGACACTCGCCGAGTCACGGCGATATCTGCCGCAGACGGCGATGGGTCGCCAGTCGGATGATTGTGTGTGAGCACTATTGACGCAGCGCCTGCCGTAAGTCCCAAGCGCAGTATTTTACGCAATGGAGCATCGCATCCGCAATCATCGCCTTCACTCACGGTTATGGGGTCGCCAATTAACCGACAGCGAACATCCAGTGGCAATAGTACCATGCGCTCAAATATCAATGGCGAGAGAAGTGGAGCGAGAAGGCTGGCGATTGCTTCCGGCCCATTGAGTCCACTACGGGGAGCTCGTGAATGCATCGCGTGCCTATACGCGATGCGCAATTGTTCCACGTGCATACGGGCCGACTTACCCATGCTTGCCGGCAGCGCAAGCGTGTGATCAACAATAAATGGAGATAGGTCCATGGGGTTTCCTTAGGGTTCACTTGCGCCATGTTATTCTGGCGACGGTTTCTAGGGTATCAGCAGCGGCTGTACGCTTTTATCACTGGTCTATCTCCCATTGCTCGCGGGGAGCCATTTCCGCACCACCGCTCAGGTATTCCTTGCCGCAGCGGTTACACTGAAAGTCCGAAAAGCCGTTTCCTTCCACCTTGCACCCGCAGGTACATTCGTAGAGGGCTTCGACTTGGTGGAAGCCACGGGGTGAGTTGTCCTCGACCATTTCATACTGGCGGATGCACTTGAGCATGGGAGTCTCCGGGGTTGGTTGGTGTGCGCCATGTTATTCTGGCGACGGTTTCTAGGGTGTCGGCTGCGGCCGTGCGTCGAATAAAGGCCGCTAGGGCCTCGCTTTCCTCCCGGTCGGCACGGTCGCGACACTCGCGCAATTCGTGGCCGTTGACCAGCATAGGAGCCTCGATCAACTGGCATGTGCGTAGATGGATGGGGAGGGGGCTCATCACTGTGCCGCACGATCTAAAAGATGATCAACATACGATTCCGCCTCCGCTTTTTTTGCACCAGCGTCCATCCAGCCGGCTGTAGCGTGCCACGCGGCCCAGCGGTAGCCGGAGTGTCGTCCAAGGGTCACCCCTCTGTATGAGTACCTAAATAGCTGGAGATTTCGATCTGACTGGCGCGGCATACACTTCATGGGGTTCCTTCGTTATGCCTATTGCTAGGCGGTTAATGGTGCAGGGTGGACGCGTGAGCGCACCCTGACTGACGACTATTCCGCTACTGGTTCGTGGCCCTCGGATTCCCATGCGGCGATGGCGTCTCGGGCCTCCTCCTCCTCTGCCTCGACTGCCAGTCTGGCGGCGTCTAGGATATCCTCGAAACTAGTGCCTTCCGGGGTGTTGAAGTATTCATGCGAGAATGACCCGCTATTGTCGTAGAAGCTACGCCGTTCGGCGCGCTCCTCGTAGCGTCCGCATAAGCGGGTCAGCGATCCGCTGCGCGGCCCTCTGATGCTGGTCAGGATATCTAGCAGTCTCTCGGCGTGATCGCTCATGGTTGGTTCCTTGCTGGGTATGCTCGTATCATGCCAGCGCCCTGCAATAATCAATATATATTTATCCCCAGTGTTTTCCGCGCGTTTCGTATCAACCTGGCTAATGATAATGCACTATCGATAGGGAGGATGCGCGGTAGCGTCATGGAAAACAAATGCAAGAAGAAACTATTGTCTGGCAAACGTATGTTGCTTTGTTATTAATCTCATGCATGCAACGAATACGACTCAAAGTCGGAGCGGCTCTGGCCGGGGTGACTCCGGAGCAACTAGTTAAGTGGGAGCGAAGGCACGGATGGCCGGAGTTGGGGCGTGATTCGCAGGGCGATAGGTACCTAGAGCCGCACCAAGTGCGCGAGGTCGGGGAGGTAGCGCGGAGGTGCGCTGCGGGCGCGCGGATTTCGGCGGTGATCGCGGACCTACGAGCGGAGTCGCAGGCGGTGGCTGATCTGCGGGGCCTAGTCGCTCGGCTAGAGCGATCGCTGGCGGAGTGCGTCGGCGCGAGTGAGCGGATAGCGGAGGAGCGCGCGGCGGCGCTGAGAGCGGTATCGTCCTGGAGATACTCATACGCTGCGAGGACGATATGAGCACCCGCAAACCGGGGGTTAAGAAGATCGTCACCCAGTCAGGTGTACGTATGACTAAGTTCGATCCCGTGCGCCATCCGCCCCTGTTTCTACTAATGGCTTCGCAGGGAAAGACTAGGCAAGATATAGCGGAATATTGCGAGGTAAGTAGACAGACTCTATGGCATTGGGAGCAGGATTTCCCGGCGGCAAAGGCTGCGATAGAGCTAGGAATTGAGCAACGCACGGATGCGGTCGAGCGCTCACTCCACCAGCGCGCGTGCGGATACGAGTATCCCAGCGAAAAGATCGTCGTCGTAGAGGGTGAGGTGCAGCGCGTACCTATAGTAGAGAAGGTTGCTCCGGATGTAACAGCTGCAACGTTTTGGCTGAAAAATAGGAGGCCGGAGCTTTGGGCCGATCGCTCGGAGGTCGTGACCGGCGATCTCGCTGCGCGTCTCTCTGCAGCGCGTCTGCGACTGCGAGCTGAGAGCCTGAGCTCCCAGCAGAATCTACCGACCCCACAAGAGCCAGAAAAACTAAACGATGAGTCAGTCAACGCAAAGTGATCAGGAAGACGCGCTTTTAGCAGATATCGCGTCATTTGCGCACGATCCTGCGGGGTTCGTTCGTTTCGCTTTCCCTTGGGGCGAGGGACAACTAGCCGAGGAGAAAGGTCCCAGGGAATGGCAGATGGCTGTGTTAACTGACGTAAAGCAACACCTCGAATCTGGGAAAGGGACGCAGGAAGCGATTAAACTAGCGGTTGCGTCGGGCCATGGAATCGGCAAGAGCGCTCTCGTATCCTGGTTGATCCTCTGGGCGATATCTACATGCCCTAATACGCGAGGCGTAGTGACTGCGAATACGGAGGGACAGCTAAGGACAAAAACGTGGCCCGAAGTCCGTAAGTGGCACAACTTAGCAATGAATAGCCACTGGTTTACTTGTGCTGCTACTAGCCTGCACGCAAAAGGGGACGCGGAGAAGACATGGAGAGTCGATGCAATTCCATGGAGCGAGCACAATACGGAAGCGTTTGCAGGATTGCATAATAAAGGGTCAAGAATCCTCTTGGTATTCGATGAAGCTAGTGCCATAGCCGACAACATATGGGAAGTTGCACAGGGTGCTTTAAGTGATGAAAATACTGAGATTATGTGGTTTTGTTTTGGGAATCCAACACGCAATAGTGGGAGATTTCACGACTGTTTTGGACTGTTCAAATCGCGCTGGATTAGCCGGCAAATAGATAGCAGAACCGTAGAGGGAACGAATAAAATAGAAGCGCGAAAACTCATCGAAGATTACGGAGAAGATCACGACATCGTCAGGGTTCGTATTAAGGGAATGTTTCCACGCACGGCAAGCATGCAATTCATCTCTAGCGAGTCTGTATTGACCGCATCAACCAAGGAAGCGGCGTGCTGGCCGAATGATGCGTTGATCCTTGGGGTGGATGTCGCTCGTTATGGTGGTGATGAAACAATTATTCAACCTCGCAAGGGACGCGATGCAAGGACATGGCCACGGATCTCCATTAAGGGAGAAAACACCATGGACGTTGCCGGTCGCGTGTCTTCGGAGTGCGCGCGATACCGGATGCTTGGTATCCCTGTCTCTGTGGTGTATGTAGATGAAACGGGCGTGGGCGCTGGTGTGGTCGATCGGCTGCGGCAATTGGGTGTGAATGTATTGGGTGTCAATAATGGGAGCAAGCCTGATCAAATCTCTATTGATGGAGAGCTTGTTGGCAATAAGGCTGCGGAAATGTGGGCTAACATGCGATCATGGCTTAAGGATGGTGGAGCTATTGATCCCGATGTTGATCTCATGCGTCAATTGGAATCCCGTGAGTACGGTTACAATGTCCACAATGCCATTGTGCTCGAACGCAAGGACGACATGAAGCGGCGCGGCCTCTCCTCGCCTGATCGTGCAGATGCTCTCGCTCTCACCTTTGCCTATCCCATTGTTCCTCTCCCTCGCCTGGCCGATGGGCAAGCCTACGGCATTGGAACCTGTGACGGCGACTGGGACCCCTATCGATAGCATAGTCTCATAGACTATGCGTGAGCAGGACTACGGAGACACTCTCATCTTTAACACCATACGATACCGAGGGGGGTGTACCCCGGGGTTTGGTTTGTTAATGGTTATCCCCCTCCCCCCGCCAATTTATATAATTTCCACATCCTAATCTATCTACCACATCAATAATACCCTGGTCTATTTCCGGTGCGTCTAAAAATATATAATAATAATTTTATAGAATATTTTCACTTTTTTATAACTCTCGCCGCTCCTAGCAAGGCCCACTGCTAGGCTTGCGCCGATAAAGGCGCAATGCCGACGCAAAGGGGGCCGATGCTTAGGAGGCGGTGACCATGCATACGAATTCGAGTTCGGTTAAGGTAGCTGCGCTCTTGCGTCGTCACGGTCTGCGGCCCTGTAGGGCCTTGCCGTTCCTAGCTCGCGCCAGGGGTTTTTCATGCACCACGGGAAGGTGGCGTGTTGCACTATACCGGCGAATATTCAATCCAAGTAGGTCCGCAACGGGCTCCGAGCACCCACTTCGCTTACGCTCAGGGGTTAAAGGGTATTTTGAGATAATCAAGAGGTTGTCAATTTTGTGCTAGTCTCTATCGCTGTATTTATTGAGTATTCTCTAGGTTGTTCTTACGGTGTCGCAAATTGTGCTAGTCATGTTTTCTGATGTTGGTGGTATTTGATAAACGTATTTAATAAACCACAATAACGTTACATGTTGACAGCACCGCGTTGCTACGCATGGTGCGGGTATGAATAGTGAAAATAGCCACGATGAGCGCATGTTCGACAGCGTGGATGCCGCGGCTTTCTTAGGTTTAAAGAACCCGAAGACACTGGCGGTATGGCGTGTTCATGGATATGGCCCTACATTTACGAAAATGCGGCACCTTGTGAGGTATCGACACAGTGATCTGATTGCGTTTATTGAAAAAAGTACAGTTACGTCAAAATATAGCTCTATTTATGAATTAAGAAACGGCGGAGCGGGGTCAAAGGTGCCCATGAATAGATACGACAAGACCGCGGCGACCAAAACACGGAAGAAAATGACGAGGGCGATCTCATTGTTACAGCAAGAAAATAATATACTTTCGTGTTTAAATTACATTAAGGCGCAATCGTCTAGCCTAGTTTTCACTCAAACATTAACGCCAATAAAGCTATAATGCCACTGCGCTGATGCCGCGATTCATTCTCTGCGCGCATAGATAGCACCATTACAATGCAAATCCTGCATCACTCGTCGCTGCCGTGTCTGATATACTACTGGTTTATGATTGCGCTGGGTTGCGGTTGGTGTGAAGGTGGGAGGTATGGGTAATTTCATTAGTAGGGCGGCGGATTCCATCTCTGCGGAGTATCATCGTACAGATGACCAAATCCGTGAGGGGTGGGCTGATTGGGGCCAAGAAGCGGCGCAATACGCAGCTATCACAGGAATCGCGGCGCTTGGAGGTGCAGCAGTTGCAGGCGGCGTTGGAGTCGCAGCGGGTGTCGGATATGGCGCTAACGTTGCTATCCGTGGCACCGGCGCTGAGTCCGAGGCGAAGCAAACGTCCCGCGACATGCGTAAGTTGTCCCGAGCGCAAGCGCGTTTCCGTGAGCAGCAGGCCAAGGGCGTTGGCCGGGATGATGCAGCGCGGCGTCGGCAGCAGCGGCTTGCTTCGGCGTACGGGCGGTCGGATACCATTCTCACTGGTCCTCTGGGGCTTACCGGGTCGCCGGCGAGTGCGCCTGTAAATAGACTTATCGGAGCCTGATATGGATGATTCCAAGCCAGGATCTTCACTGCACTCCAAGCGTCGGCGGTTAGAGGCGCAGGTCGCGGCCATGGATGCGGTACGTGATCTCTGGACCACGGCGTGGTGGCGCGACTGCCGCGACTACATTCTTCCGCAGCATGGGCAATTTAATCTGACGGACCGGACGCAGGTAACGCGGAATACGTCGAAGATCATCGACTCAACTGCTACCATTGCTGCCCGTACATTCGCCAACGGCATGCTGGTCGGCGTGGTGTCGCCGGCTCGTGCGTGGTTTAATCTTGGGTTGGAGGATGTGCATCGGCAGGAATATAAACCGATTGCGCTCTGGCTTGAGACGGTGCGCGACATCATGTTGAAGGTGTTCCGTGAGTCGAACTTCTATAATTCTGCGCAATCGGCGTTCTTGAATCTCGGTGTGTTCGGTACGTCTGCCATGGGCATGTACGAGGACTTCAAGGACATCATTCGGTATTATCCATATCCCATCGGCGCGTTCTCGTTGGCGAATAACGTCCAGCGGCGCGTGGATCAATTTAGCCATCGCTGCCAGTACACCGTGGCGCAGTTGGTAGAAAAGTTTGGGTTGGAAGCTTGTAGTGATCAGGTGAAAACGCTCTGGCGAGCCGGGCAGACTCAGGCGCATTGCGAAGTGGTGCAACTTGTATGCCCGAATCCCGATGCCGACGCCACAAAGCTTGAGTCACGCTACAAGCCGTTCCTCTCTTATTATTATGAGCCAGGCACACCGGAAGATAAACAACTGGGCGAATCCGGCTTCGATGAGTTCCCGTTAGTCTGCCCGCGATTCTTTACGGAAGGCGACGATCCTTACGGCCAATCGCCGGCAATGGATCTCTTGGGAGACATCAAGGCGTTGCAGGTTATGCATCGCCATAAAGCGCAGGCTGTCGAGAAGATGGTTAAGCCGCCGCTCATGGGGCCATCGAGTTTGCGTAGCCAGCAGATCAGTACCCAACCTGACAAGATCAACTACGTTGATGTTCGTGATGGGATGACCGGATTGCAGCCGATCTACCAGATGAACTTCCCGGTTGGCGAAGTGCGCCAAGACATCATGGAATTGCGCCGGTCGATCAATACCGGGCTGTTCTCTGATTTGTTCTTGATGTTGCAGCAGAATGACCGGCGTGAAATTACCGCCGAAGAAATCCGCGCTCGACAAGAAGAAAAAATTCTTGCGCTGTCGCCGCTGATGGAGCGTCTCGACGATGAGATGCTAGACCCGTTGATTGATCGCACGTTTAATATGTGCCTGCGTTTCGGCTTGTTCCCAGAGCCGCCAGAGGAATTGCGCGGCCAGCGGTTGCGGGTGATCTACACTTCTACCATGGCGCAGATCCAGAAATCCATGAGCCTCGGAAGTTCCGAGCGCCTTATCGGATTCACGACCAATATCGCGGCACAGATGCGTGATCCGACGATTATGGATACCGTGGACCTCGACGCGACCGTGCGTGATTATGCGATGAACCTTGGTGTTTCACCAAAGATTCTGCGCGATCCAGAGGAAGTCGGAATAATTCGTGAGGGCCGTGCCCGCGCTCAAGCACAGCAGGCGAAGATCGAACAGGCGGAAATTGCCAGTAAAACGGCCAAAAATCTTTCCGAGACTGATACGTCTGGACAGAATGCGCTCACCGATATTTCCCGCGAGGAAGCGTGAAACAGCCGCCGGTAGATGTTTCCCCGGAAGAAGCTGAGGAAATCAGCGCGAAGGCTAGAGAGCGCGCATGGCGTCGTGAAATGGACGACCTGCGTACGGTGATGAGCACGGCGCAGGGCCGGCGCGTGATGCATAAAATCCTCTATGATCTTGCGGGAATTATGAAACTTGGCTGGGGCGCGGAGAAGGTGAACTATACTGATTTCCATGCCGGTGCCCGCAATCTTGGGCTGACGCTTTTTGAACACCTGAAAATATCTTGTCCGAGACAAATGCAGGAAATGGATGCAGAGCATGAATTACCCCCTACACCAGAGCCATGACCGACGCCGCCGCTACTCCAGTCGTTGTTGCCGATGCCGCTGCTAGTGCAGTGCCGGACGCATCGGCAGTGGTCGCCGCTGCGGCGGCCGTACCGAGTGCGCCAGCGAAGCCGGACGCCACGCCTGCAGCCGATGCTAAGGCGGAAATCAGCCCGATTAGCCTGAAGCTTCCCGAGCAGGCGCTGATTGATGCCGAGGATTTGGCCGATATTACCAAGTTTGCGACCGAGCATAAGATGTCGCAGGCTCAGGCTGAAAAGATGCTTGAGCGCGAAAATGCTACGGTTCGGCAGTTTGTGGAAGATCAGCAGGCCCTGGTTTCCCGGCAATCGGAAACATGGCGTGCTGCGGCGACCGCTGATAGGGAGTTTGGTGGCGCGCGTCTTTCAGAGTCGGCTGAACTTGGCAAGCGCTTCGTCCAGAAAATGGCGGGGCCGGATGCGACTGAGGTTGCCACCATCTTGGAAAAAACCGGGCTTGGCAATCATCCGGCGATCTTCCGTTTCCTGGCACGGGCCGGGCGCACCATTGCCGAAGACAATCCCGCAGGCGGTCGCATGGCGGCTGCCGGGGCTAAATCCTTTGCGGATTCTCTCTACGGTTAAACCGCACCCTTCGCTCTTTCCATCTCCATTCATTCTTCATTCTCCAATTTGCTGCATAATAGCAGCCTGGGAGTTTCATCATGGCCACCACCGGCACGTACAACCTGACCCTTTCTGATCTTGCCAAGCGCATGGATCCCCAGGGTAAGCACGCGAAGATCGTCGAGATTCTTGACCAGGAAAATGAAATCCTGCAAGACGCGACGTTCATTGAGTGCAACGATGGCGACAGTCATCAGACCACGCTGCGCACGGCTAAGCCGGTTGGCACTTGGCGTCGGTTTAATGAAGGCGTTGCGCCGGCCAAGAGTGCGGTTCAATCGGTCAAACACACCACCGGCCAGCTTGAGGCGGTTTCGGTTGTTGACCAGGACCTTGCAGAAAAGGGCGGCAAGATGAAGGAAGTTCGGGCTAATGAAGCCCGTTCGTTCATCTCTGGCCTTGGCGAACAGCTTGCCACGGCGCTGATTTATGAAGATGAGCGCACGAACCCAACCCGCATCACTGGGCTTGCCCCGCATTACTCGACCTTGAGCACCGCGACTGCGGCAAGCGCCGAGAACGTCATCACTGGCAGCGGCGCCGGCTCGGATAATACCAGTGTTTGGGGCATCACCTGGGGTGAAGATGCCTGTACTGGCATCGTTCCGCAGGGTTCTTCGGTTGGCCTCCAGCATATTGACGAGGGCTTGGTTGATGTGGTCGATTCGACCGGCATCGCTGGCTCGACGTTCCGTGCTTACCGCGACCGCTTTAAGTGGAAGGTTGGCCTGAGCCTGCGCGACTGGACGACCTGTGGTCGCATCCCGAATATCGACGTGAGCAATCTGCGCGCTGAGTCGAGTAATGCCGACCTGATCAAGTTGATGATCCGTCTGTCAGAGCAGCTTCGCGGCAATGGCCGCAAGGTGTTCTATGTGAACCGCACGGTTCGCACCTGGCTGCGCATCCAGATCCTCAATCGCGTGGTCAACAACCTGACCTGGGAAACCGTGGGCGGCAAGCGCGTGATGGTGTTCGACGAGATCCCCGTGAAGCTGTGTGATGCGATTCTCAATACTGAGGCCGCCGTAGTCTAAGCCGCTGCTGTCCCGGTTATCGCTGCCCCAGGTGCCGTAGTGGCCCCTGGGGTTCAGCGTCAACAGTCTTTCCCCGAAGGAACGCCACAATGCGTACCGATAAGCTTCAATACTTTGCCGAATCCCTGGCCATCACCGCCACCGGCGATGCCACCAATGTCATTGACCTGCTTGCAGCCGGCCAGCTTGGGACGGGCACCCCGCTTCAGGTGGTGATCCAGGTCGGCGTTGCCGCTGACTTCACCAGCGCCAATGAAACGTACGCATTCTCGGTTACGACCGATGACAACGCGGCCCTTTCCTCGGATACCACGGTGGTCAGCAAGACCATCTTGGCCACGGCCCTGACGGCGAATAGCCTGCACGTCATCGACATCCCCGAGAATGTGGATACCGAACGGTACCTCGGCCTTGTGGCGACTCTTGGCGGCACGACCCCGAGCATTACCTACTCGGCATGGCTTGCGGAAAAGGGCTCAGTCCCTACCCTCAAGAGCTACCCGAACAACTACGAAGTCTGATCTTCGTAGTCCCCTATGCCCACCGAATCAGAAAGCCAGCCCGTGGAACAACCCCAGCAGAAGCGAATTCGCGTCAAGGCCCAGGCTCGCGGGTATTACGGCGGGAAGATCGTGGAGGTTGGCGAAGTGTTCGAGGTTGCCGATCTGGAACTCGGGGGCTGGATGCAGCCAGTAGACGGCGAGGATGCCAAGCGTCTTGAGCAGCGTCTAGCCAAGATCCGTCTGCACCGTCCATCAAAGGCCCTCCCGGGTGTGCCCCAGACGCCGGTCTACGGTCGCCCTGAACGCCAGTAAGCATCCTCTCGACGTTGCGGCCAGCGCCGCCTCACTGCAACCCTGGGGCGCTGTGCGCTATCCCAGGGTTGTTTGATATCGGAGGCACGCCATGGATGAAGTGACCATCTGCAATATGGCCCTCTCGCATCTGCTGATCAATCGGCAGATCGACGACCTTGACGAAGGCACCCAGGAATCTGAGGCGTGTTCCCTGTGGTATGAGCGCATCCGTAACCAAGTGCTGAAGGACTACCCTTGGCCTTTTGCCGAGCGTTTTGCCGAACTGGCCTTGGTCGAGGAAGACCCTAATTTTGAATGGGGCTATGCCTATCGTGCCCCGTCAGACTTCCTTGCCGCACGCCGCCTGGCGCGCGATGGCGTACGCGCCAACAACATCCCGGCCCTACCTTATCGCACGGGCAGCGATGCCACCGGCGGCTTGATCTTTACCGATGAGCCAGACGCAACCTTGGTCTACACGGCGAGGATCGAGGATGTCACGCTGTTTCCGGAAGATTTCATCAACGCGCTGTCCCTACGCCTAGCCTATCAGATTTCCAAGCCGCTGTCGGCATCCTTGGCCATCGCCCAGCAGGCGATGTCGGACTACCGATCGGCGGTGAGCGTGGCCCAGGGCAACTCAGAGAACGAGAACCAGCCTGACGATCAACCAGATGCCGAGTGCATCCGGGCGCGGGAGTCGTAATGCCATCGGTCATTCAGCGTGGATTTTCAGGTGGAGAACTCGACCCGGCGCTGCATGCCCGTGCCGACTTGGCGAAGTATGCCATCAGCGCAAAGACCGTGCGGAATATGGTTATCCGCAAAGAGGGCGCAGCGACGAATCGGAGCGGGTTTAAGTATATTGCCGACGGCGGCGATCTTGGCGATGTGATCAGCCAATTGATCCCATTTGTGTTTTCCATCGATCAATCATATGTCATTGTTTTACTGGGTGGCGCTATTCGCTTCCTGAAGAATGACGACTGGCTTCGCCTGTCGAGCACGCCAACGGCGTGGAGCAATGCTACGGCGTATGTGATTGGCGACCTTGTGTCACTGGCCGGTGTGAATTATTATTGCATCGCGGACCACACAAACCAATCACCGCCGTATGGCAGCTATTGGTTTACTTTGGAAGACGATATTTATTCCATCCTGTGCGACTACACGAATGACGAGGCGCCGTATGTGAAGTACGCGCAATCCGGCGATACGATGATCTTCACGCATCCAGATCATCCGCAGCGCATTTTGCGGCGCTTTGCCGAGACGACCTGGACAATTGAAGATATGACGCTGGCACCAGAGATTGACGCTCCAGAAAATTGTGCCGGAACTGCCGGCGGCGCAGGCGCAAACACGTATCGCTATCGCATTACGGCACTCGGCCCTGACGGTACCAAGGAATCGTTGCCGGGGCGCGATGCAGTTCTTACGCCTGGCACGCTTAACCCCAATCTCACACCATGGCAAGTAACCAAGGCCGCGCACGGCTATACCACCGGCGATGTGCTATACACGGTGTCTGGCGGAAGCCCAGTTTCTCCAGCGCTAGGAGAGGGGACTCAGTATACCATAACAGTTACCGGCGCTAATACCTATACCCTGGATGGAACCGTTGCGGTTGGATTTCCTGCAACCTATGGAATCTACACCTATCGCTGGTACGTACCAGTATATGCCGCCGCCGTTCCAACCAGCGCCGCGCCGATTGTCTTGACCTGGGACGCCGTGCCAGGATCAACGCAATACGCGGTCTACAAAGAGTCCAACGGCGTGTATGGATTCATTGGGTACTCTGGCGTAGGCGAAACGTTTAGCGACATCAATATTATCCCAGACACCACGAGTTCGCACCCGGTGGTTCAAGATATTTTCAACGCTACCGACGACTACCCCAGTGTCGTTGCGTTTGTGCAGCAGCGGCTTGCATTCGCCAATAGCAACAATAATCCAGAGACGGTGTGGGAGTCTCGCGTTGGCGACTACTTCAATTTCACCAAGTCAACGATTACCCAAGACGATGATTCCATCGAGTTCACCCTGGCTGGCAGTCAGGTGAACGAGATTCAGAATATTCTGGATCTTGGGCGTCTTCTCTTGTTTTCCGCTGGCGGAATCTGGAGCGTGGACGGTGACTCTGATGGCGTGGTGCGTCCAACGGCGATCAACCTTCGCCAGCAAGTCTACTCTGGATCAAGCGCATTGAAGCCGCTGATCGTGGTGAATAGCGCCCTGTATGTCCAGGCCCGTGGTAACGCCGTGCGTGATCTTGGGTTTAGCTTTCAGGATGATGGCTACCGCAGCAATGATCTATCCGCATACGCCGGCCATCTTTTATCTGGATACACCATCACGGACTGGGCATATCAAGAAACACCTCACAGTGTGATCTGGGCCGTTCGTAGCGACGGCACGTTGCTTTCGCTGACGTACATCAAGGAGCAGGAAATCCGCGCGTGGAGTCATCACGATACGACTTTTGGTCGCTTTAAGAAAGTATGCGTTATCCCAGAAAATGGCGAGGATGTTCTGTACGCCGTGGTGAATGCGGATGTCGGAGGGAATACACCCGATGTCATTGTGCGTATGGTCAACCGACAATTCACCGAAACCGAAGATGCATTTTTTGTTGATGGCGGTCTGACGTATGACGGCACTGGCGCAACGACCACGAGTATGGATCTGTCAACCGGGGCAGGATGGACACCGGATGATACCTTGACCTTGACAGCATCCGTGGCCACGTTTTCTGCCGGCGATGTCGGCAACGCCTTCGTGTTGCATTCCGGCGATGATTCGGTGATTTGCACGGTGACGGCATACACCAGTACGACGGTGGTTTCGGTACAGCCAGATGTCGATGTGATCCCGGCCCTGCGTGATGCGACCACGGTTTGGTCCAGAGCGGTGGACGAGTTCTCTGGACTAGACCACTTAGAAGGCCAGATGGTGTCTATCTTGGCGGACGGATCCGTGATCTCTGACGGCACCGATGCCGCATACACCGTATCTGGCGGCGAGATCACATTGGACTCACCGTATAGCAAGGTTCATATCGGACTGCCGATCACTGCCGATCTAGAGCTATTGCCGGTCGAGGATCCGCAAGATGAAACCCTGGTAGACAAGCGGCTGACGATTAACCAAGCGACCCTGATGCTTGAGGCATCGGGTGCGCCAAGCGTTGGCCCCGATGAGGATCGTCTACGTGAGGTGCCGCCGCTGCGTCCCGCGAACCTGGGCGACATCACCCCGCTGATCACAGGAAACGTTACCGTTGGACTTAACAATACCTGGGACGACCATGGTCGCACCTTCATCCGCCACACTGATCCTTTGCCCTTGACGGTCTTGGGCGTGGTCAGGCGCGGACGGGTCGAGAAAGCGCCGATGTAACCTATGTGGCCTCTTCTTGCCATCACCGCAGTCCAAGGACTGTACACCGCATACGGTCAGGACCGTGCCGGACGTGCCAATCGGCGCGTAGCCAGGTACAACGCCTTGCGCGCCGAGGAACAGGCCGCCGACGCTATGGCCCGTGGCGTTGCTGACGAAGACCGTTTCCGCCGCACGAACGCCCCGATTATTGGCGCACAGCGCGCGGGGTATGCAGCGCAGGGTGTCGAGGTGAACAGCGGCTCAGCGGCTGCCGTACAAGACGCCACGGGAGCGATCATCGAAGAAGATGCGTCAACCATCCGGCTGAACGCCGCTCGCGAGGCGTGGGGCTTCCAGTCTGATGCCCGCAGTCTGCGCATGGGCGGCGACATTGCGTACCGTGAAGGTCGCAACCAGTCCATCGGAACGCTGATCACGACCGGCGCAAATATCTACGGACAGTCGCGGAGTTAACATGCCTACGGTTCCCACGCTGAACGGCCCACAAATAAGCCAGCGACCCATTGATAACGGGCGCATGAATGTCCAGTATTCGCCGGATACCTTCGGCGCACCGATCGCACAAAGCCTTGGCACGGTGGCTAAGGTATACCACCAAGAGCGAGAGAATCAGCGGCAGGTTATTGTCAATGAGGGGCGTCTTGATCTGGAAAAGCGCAACGAGGTGCGCCTGTATAGCGAAGACGGCGCCATGCGTACCCAGGGCAAGCAGGCGTTTGGTATCACTGAGCGGACACTTCAGAGTTTCGATGCTGACGTTGCAGAAATATCGGCAAAGATCTCTGACCCAGTAGCACGCCGAGACTTTGAATTGTATGCCCAGCAGAGTCGCACGGCAACGGCGCAGCATGTGGACATTCATGAAGGCGCACAATATCGTGAGCATGACCGCAATACATTTGTTGCAACGCAAGAACAGATCCGTTCCCAGGCGGTCCGTGAAGCAAGCGATCCGCAGCAAGTAGAGATGCTGATCGGGTGGTCAGATCTGGACATTCAGTCATACGGCAAGCGCAATGGGATGTCGCAGCAAGAAATCACACAGATGCGCGCGGAGGCCAGGTCTGGCACCCAGGCGGAAGCCATCATCGCGCTGTCTGATTCCAATAATTATCTTGGAGCAAATAAGCGATTTGCGGAGGTTGGCGATCAACTGACGCCGAAGCACAAGGCGAACGTGCAGCGCGTGCTTGAGGGAGGCACCGTTAAGGGTGAGTCACAGCGATACAGCGCCGAGATTATGGCGGCGATGCCAGATGCGACATTGCAGGAATTGAACGCCGAAGCGGTCAAGCGGGTTGAAGATCCGAAGATCCTCGACGAGGTGCAGCAGCGACTTGCGCGCAATCATGCCATTGCACTCCAATCGCGGGCAGAAAAGCAAGAGAATGTCTACACGGGCTGGTATCACAAGATGAACGACCAGCAGAATCCGCTAGGCTACGACGCCATCCCGGAGTCTGAGCGACTGCGCATGTCCACGGAAATGAATGAAGCGCTTAAACGAATAGACATGGCCCATGCCAGCGGCCAACCGATTCAAACCCACTTTCCAACCTATGCCTCATTGATGGCGATGTACCGCGATGACCCAACGACATTTAATGGAATCAATCTTACGCTGTACGCCGATAGGCTTTCGTTGGAAGATCAACAAAAGCTAGAAGGCATGAAAGGTAAGACCGACGCCGTTGCCAAGAGCAATGAAGCGGCGGTGCATAAAACCGCCAACGAGCAATGGATGCTGTCCGGACTTCGCGGAACTAACGATAGGCAAACGCAAGCTAACGAGCTTGACCAACTGCGCTTTGAGTACGCCCTGCGCCAAATGGTAGAAGCCGCATCTTCCGGCAAGGCGGTCCCGCAGGCGCAGATTGACAAGTTCGCCCAGGAATTATTGACGGAGCGCCTTATTAAAGGCAAAAAAACGCGCCAATACGCTGTGCCTGGATTTTCGCAGACGATCAAGCCGACAACCGAGGCGTGGACGCGCGACGACACCGTTGCATACACACAGGCCCTAGAAGATCCTGGCAGCGCAGAAAGCGCCATCCGCACCCTGGCGGCATGGGGCGGCGGGCAGAATGAGTACGGCACGCCAGACCCGGTGTATCGGCAGCGGTACGAGCAGGTGCTGAACGAGTACGCAACGCCAGCAGAGCAGCAGGACATTATAGACGTGTTCCAGAACTCGCCCCAGAAGCGCGACCCGAAACCAGAAGAGATGATAGACGCAGCTTTAAGATTGAAGCGCCGAAAAGAGTCTGCTGCCGCTGCTTCCGAGCCAGTGTTTGGCCTTCGTGACGCCCTGCCTATGTATCTTCCTCGTATCGGATTCTAGACGATGCCTACCGTTCCTGGTGAAATAAAGCCAATAGATCCACCAGCGCCTTCACTTGCAGCAGAGGCGGCGATGGAGGTTATCTCCAGCAATGAAAGACGGTCCGCGCCAACATCGCCAAACAGAGGCAATGATGCAACGTGGGTAGCTGCGGAGGTTCTTGCTGAATCAATAGACAACCCTGTTCACCAAAGCCTCTACGCCGCCAGCAAGCTTGACCCCAAGCGCACTGGCCGAGTGACGGCGCTGGCCGACAAACTACAATTGCCAACTGAGCTTGTAGACCGTCAGCTTGAATATCTGGAAGGCGTGGAGGAATACGATACCAACCGGCAGGGGGCCGACGTTGGCAATCTGCTTGCCACCCATCCAACGTTATACCATTGGCTGCGTGACCGTGATAATGCGGCGCTTGCGTCAGGGGAAATCCCGGTTTTGCGGCGCATCCATCAGTTCATGGAGATGAACTACCCACAGCCAGCGCCGCTATCGCCATTGGCTGAGAAGTCTGGCTTTTGGCGTGATGTGACGGTTGCCGGGGCGCGAACACTGGGCGCGTTTTATTTGATCGACGAGGAATCCAGGCAGGCCGCAGATGACATGGGGCAGGCATCGGCCGAGGCGTCCCCTGGATTCGGCGGCGACATTCGCCGTGGCGCTGCTGGCGTAACCGCCGACCTTCCGTTACTGCTACTCGGCGCCGGTGTCGCTGGCGGCGCTGCCAAGACGTGGACGGCGCTGCGGGTCAGCCGCGCCCTGTTGCCGGTGCTTGGTCGAGTTGGCACACGGGCGGTGCAATCCTTTGCCGTAGCCAGTGCCGCCAATCTGCCCATCGGTATTCGTGAGACGGCTGCCGTTGGCCAGGAACATGGGCTGGTTTCCGGCTTGGTCCAGGGTGCCATCAATACCCTGATCCCAGGTCTGTTTGGACGATCTGGTCTAGAGCGTGGGCTTTTACCCAAGACTGTGGCACAAGCTGGCCGGCAGGCATCCTTGAATCTGTTTCGTGAAACGGCCATGGAAGGCGCCGAGGAAATCACCACGGAGCTTTCCAGCGCCATCTATGAGGCGATGAGCGGGGATGATCCGACCGCGTTGCAGGGCGACAAGTTGTTCCGTCGCCTTTCTGTTGCGGGTACCCTGGGCGCTCTGATGGGCGGCGTCTTCAATCTTCCTGAGGCGTTACAGCACCGGGCGACGGCGGTAGGCCAGAACATTACCCTGAGCGCACAGGAGGCCGAAGCACGCAAAGTTTTGATCGAGACGGCCATGGCTAGCAAGACCAGGGAAAACGGCCCTGGTCGGTTCCAGGCGATGGTGGAGGCGGCCACCAAGGGTAACGCCATGATCTACCACCAGGCGGCAGATTGGGAGGCGTACTGGACCGGGCGCAAAATGGACCCTATGGCCCAGGCGGTGGCGTTTGGGGTGGATGCCAATGTGTACGCCACGGCCAAGGCAACGGGCGGCTTAGTGCCGGTGCCGCTTGGGCCAGCCTTGTCCAAGATGGATCCGGCTGACCAAGTGTTTTTCCAGGGCGGGACTTCCCGCCCAGACGCCATCCCAAGCAAGGATCTTCAGGGCGCGACTGACCGTCTGCGCAAGGAACTTACCGAGCAGGTGGCCGAGCAGGCACGCGCCGCTGACCCAGAGAGCATCAACCGGGTCGAGCAGATCATTGCCACTCAGTTGACAGCAGCAGGCACCGAATCAGGTACCGCCACCACGCAAGCCAAGGTAGCGGCGCGGATGTTCCACCGGATTGCCGATCGACTGGTGCCGGCTGATGCCCCCGATGCGCCGGCAGTAGTTGCCGAGGAATCCACGGCTACTGTGCCTGTTGGGGCAACTAACGAGGAATCCTCACCAGTTCAACCGACCGCCCCCGCTCCCGCACTTTCCGGGCAACCTGGGGTTGTGTCGATTCGCGCTGAACGTGTCGAATCACTGGCCATGGAACTGTTCGCCAAGCATTGGGCCGGCGTAACGTCTGGTGATGCACCGGGTGCATGGTCTGCGGCGCAGCAGATCGACGCCACCGATGCGCTGATTGCCCGAGTGAAAAAGGGCGAGCGCCCAACTGATCGTGATATTTACGGCCCGAGTCTATTGGAATACCTTCAGGTGAAGGGCATTGTCGATCACGGCGGCGAACTGGCCTATCTGGATCTCAATAAGAAGATGGGCAAAGGCGGTCGCTTGGTTCGTAAGAACGGTCAAACGCTGGACGTTGCGCGCGAGGCCGTTTTAGAGGAAGGGTACGAATTGAGCGAGGATTCGATCAATGGATTGCTTCGCGCCATTAGCGACGAGATTTCCGGAGAGAAATTATATAATCCAGCGAACTTCCGCGAGGAACAACTCGCCACTCGTAACGCGATGGATGCAATAGAGCAATATGCCAAGGACGCCGGCATTGATGATGTATCAACGGCAAGCGCGGAAGACATCCGCGCAGCCGTAGAGCTTGGCAGTCGGCAGTCGATGGAGCAGACCAAAGACACCCCGCGCGGCGCACTAGCCATCGGCCCTGGTCGGCGCATGTCCATCAAGCTGCTAGAGGGCGCGGATCTTTCCACGTTCCTGCACGAGATGGGGCATATGTATCTGGAATTGCTGTCAGAGTACGCGCCGAAATCCACCAAGATGGCAGAGGATTTAACGACGTTGCGCACCTGGATGTCCGAGATGGATGTCAATGAGATTAAGCAAGAGGCGGTGGCGCTGGCGAAGACGGACGCGGAGAAGTTGGCGCTTGGGACGTTGACCAAGGATGAAATCGTTGCATCGGCGAAGTCGTTCACCGGCAACGCCTTGATTCTGCGCGCGTTCCATGAGCGTTTGGCGCGCGGCTTTGAGGCGTACCTGTTGGAAGGCAAGGCCCCGAGCCGTTCCTTGCGCAATGTGTTTGCTGCTATGAAGGGTTGGATGCTGGCGATTTATTCCAGTATCCGCAACCTGAATGTGAAGTTGACCCCGAGTGTGCGCGCGGTGTTTGACCGGGCGCTAGCGACTGATGCCGAGATTTCGGAAGCGGTTGATGAGATGCAGGTCAGAACCTATCTGACTAGAGAGCAGGCGCTGAAAGAAGGTTGGAAGGAAAGCCAGTGGGATTCGTATGTACAATCAGTGGCTCTAGCGCAGGAAGAAGCCGAGTCTCGCTTGCGAGCCATGGTGATGAAGGGGCACATGCAGGCGTCTAAGGACTTGCAGCGCCTAGAGGAACAGGAAGTCCGCGCCGCTGTTGGCATCGCGGTCAATCGCCGGCAGGATTTCGTGGCTATTCGCGCGCTGCAAATTGGGCAGTTGCCGGAAGGCATGACGAAGCCTGATGGCGTGAAGCTGAAACTTGACCGTGATTCTTTAATCGCGGAGTTCGGTGCATCCAGCTTGGATATGCTGCCAGGTCCGAACAAGAAAGACGCGACTGAGCCGAAGCGCAACGCCGGTCCGATTATCTACGCCAAGTCTGGCGGGCTTAATCTCACCGAGGCGGCTGCGATGTTTGGCTATCCGTCTCCGCAGAAATTGTGGGAGGCCTTAGTAAACGCGCCGGATCGCATGACGCTGATCGACACCGAGACTCGGGAAGAAATACGCCGACGTCACCCAGATCCAGCGTTGAATGGCGAAGCGTCTGCTGAGGCGGCGTTTATCGTTGCCGATGAGATGGCTGGCGAAGTCTTGGCGCAAGAGATTGAGCACTTGAGCCGGCGACTTGGCAGCGAGGCCGCACCCCGTGAGGTGATGCGCAAGGCGGCTGGTGAAATCATTTCCGAGATGAAGGCGATGGATATTCGCCCGGACTCATATAAGTCCACGGCGGAAAAAGCTGGTCGCGAGAAGTTTCGCAAGGTCGCTGAGATGCTGGACGCTAACCCAGAGGCACGCGCTGCCCTGGAGCGCGAAGTGTACACGGCTGCCCAGCGGCAGTTGATGAATCTGGAGCTTTACCGTGCGGCAAAGATTGCGGTCGATGAAGCGCAGTCTGGCCGCGTGTACCTAGATGCTTTTAATAGCCTAGAGAAACGTGCGAAGATCGGCAAATCTGGCGGGCTTGAGTACGTAGTGAGAATGCGATCCAATGGGGATCTCGCGCAGGACGAGAATGGAGAGGATCTGATCTTTGACAGCGAGCGCGAAGCCCGCGCCGCCGCCGATGCGGTGGGTGGCGTGATTGATCGGGTCAGTGGATATCTAGAACAAATGGATCAGGTGCTTGATAGCGTCGATCTACGCCGCGCCAGCGTTAAGGATCTGCGGCGGCGAGAGAGTTTGATCAAGTGGATTCGCCGGCAGACGGATCGCGGTGAGATGGTAGATATACCGGCCCTTGCGGAAACCTTGGGCAATACCCCGTGGATGTCGCTGACGATTAACCAGCAACGCGCCGTTACCGATGCGATGAAGAACATTGAGCATCTGGCCAACACGCGGTCCAAGATGATGGACGCACAAGATGCCCGTCAATTTGGCGCGGTGGTCGATACGCTGTCATCGAGCCTAGAGGAAAACGCGCGCCGGGTTGTCGTGCCGAAATCCACCGGCAAAAGCGCGTGGGACCGTACGGCGCATCTTGGCATGACCTTCTGGAATGCACAGGTAAAAGATGCGTTTTTAGTCCGTGAGATGGACGGCGATAAGGATGGCGGCGAGGCGTTTAAGAACATCACCGACAAGCGCAGTCGCGCCGCGTCCCATGAGTCTATCCTGTTCCATGATTTTGCGAAGGTGTTCGATAAAGCCAACAAAACATGGGGCAAGAAACTCGGTATGTTTGCCAGTGCCGTGCCAGGCACAAACATGCGGATCACCAACGAGAACCGCATTATGTATGCGTGTTATTGGGGGAATGCCGATGGTCGTCAGCGGGTGTTGCAGTCTATCGCTATGGCAGGGTACGGCGAATCGGATGTGCAGGCGGTGCTGAATTCGCTGGACGAAGCTGATATTAAGCTGGTCCATGAAATATGGGCATTGGCGAACAAGCACTGGTACGACCTGAAGGCCGTCGATCAGCGCACCACTGGCCTTGCGCCGACCAAGGTAGAGGCCACGCCGTACAAGACCAAGGCCGGGACGTTATCTGGCGGATACATGCCGATCATGTATGACGCCAGCGAAAGCCTCAACACGGCGAACATGGAAGCGCAAGAGGAAGCGGTCAATTCGCTGAAGGCGGCCAACCGTGTTGCCGGTACGCGCCGCCGTGCAAGCAAGCAGCGCGCAAAGAGCGTTAGCAATAGGGCGCTTCGATTCGACCTGACAGCGTTTGCGTCAGCGATGTCCGAGACGATCCACGATATTACTCATCGTGAAATGCTGATAGACCAGAACCGATTACTGCGGGATCCTGACGTTTCCGAAGCGATTATGAAGTATCACGGGCGAGCGGCGCTTGATCAGTTGTATAATGCAACCGCCGCTGTTGCGGCTGGTGAAACTGGGCCGAAGAACGCATTCGATTCTGTCGCATCAAAGATGCGGCGCGGAATCGCTGCGGCTGTTTTCACCTTTAACGCCACGTCGGCGCTGATGCAAATCACCGGCATCACGCAATCCATGGTCCGCGTTGGCCCGAAGCATATGCTGAGTGCCGTCGGCCGCATCTTTAGCACTGCGGCACAGATGGACTCTGCGTTTCAGGAAGCGCAGGATAAATCAGAGTTCATGCGTACGCGCATGATTACCTATCTCCGTGAGGTCAACGATGCGGTGCGCCTGGTTGGAGCCAATCGGACGCTGGAGAATATCAAGTACGTCGGCTATTGGCCGATGACGCGCATGCAGCAAATGGTTGACACGATTACATGGCACGCCGCCTATGAGAAGTCGATGGCCGAATCCGTTGGCAAGCTCGATGTAGCTGAAGCCGAGAAGCTGGCGATAGCGGTAGCGAACCAGACGGTTGTTGACACGCAAGGAAGCGGTCGCGCAACCGATATGGCGGCGGTTCAACGTGGCAGCGAATTGGCCAAGATGATGACTACGTTCTACTCGTATTTTAATGTGACGTTCAACCTGCAACGTTCGGCATGGCGCACAGCGTATGCAAAGAGCGCCCCTGGCGCGCGGATCAGCGCATGGGTTAAGTTCACCACGGATACGATGCTGATCTGGATGTTGCCAGCGGCCATGTCTGCGATGATTCGCGGCGCTTTAACCGGTGGCGATGACGGCGATGACGACGAGATGGACGTTAGCAAGATTTCCAAGAAGTTCATGGATAATCAGATCAGCTATGGCCTTGGCATGGTTGTTGGCGCGCGAGAACTGGCCGGCGCGTTTGGCGGTCACTACGGATACCATGGCCCGGCAGGCTTCAGAAACTTCCAGGTCTTGTCTTCGTTGCTGACGCAGATCCGCGAGGGCGAGCCCGACACCGCAGCGCTAAAGGCGGTGGTTAGCGGAGCCGGGTTGTTTGGCCTTCCGGCCGTAGCTGCCAACCGGGCGATTGATGCATTCCTTGCGGATGAGGAATCGGGAGTCAATGCACAGGCCATCCGGCACGCGCTGTTTGGCAGACCAAAGTGACGTTTATCCTTCCATCGTGATCCTGCCGACCTAGTGTAAGATATAATTATCTAGGTAATATAATGACTATAGCCAGCGAAAACGCGAGAAACGACTACACTGGCAATGGTTCCGTTGATACCTACGCTTACTCGTTTCAGATTTACGACGAGACAGAGCTTATCGTAGTGACCGAAGAAGACGGCACACAGGTCACGTTGACGCTAAACGTTGATTATACGGTTACCGGTGTTGGCGCAACGGCTGGCGGAAACGTGGTGCTGACTGACGATCTTGGCAGCGGCGTCCTACTGGGCATCATCCGTGACCCTGACTATCTGCAGGGCATTGATCTACGCCGTTCGGCCACGCTGATCCCGCCGACGCTCGAACGCGGATACGACCGCTTGACGATGCAGACGTTGGCCTTATCGGAGAAGGTTAGTCGCTGCCTAACACTGCCGCTAGCGGTTGCCGGCACGACCGCCGCAACGGTGATCCCGTCTGTGGCCGATAGGGCAAGTAAGGCACTTGGATTTGACAGTAACGGAGACATTGCTGTTGGGTATGGCGGTGACTTCGTTACGTCAACAGGCGCTGCTGGAGAGGTCCAGTTTAGCGATGGCGCGTCCGGCTTCGATAGCGACTACAGCTTTGTATTTGATGCAGGGACTGGCGAGCTTACCGTCAGCAGTATCTCAGTAGCCAGCGATCCGACGTTGGCGATTAAAGCGATTAACTCAGGAGGCGGTGATACCGGCATTTGGTTTGACGATGGGATTTACGCAGGACCAAACTTTCGTTGCGATGGAGTTGAGGTTTTCTGGGCCGCGCCTGATCAAATAGTTTGCGAGCAACCATTATACGCAGCCAATGGCACCGAAAACGACCCCAGTGTATCGTTTTACAACGACAAACACACCGGGTTTCGCCGCGCCAGCGCAAACAACATCGGCGTATCGGCCGGCGGCGTAGAGATCGCCCAGTGGGCGCAGACCCAGTTAAGTTTGTATTCTAGGTCGTTGAATATCTGGGGGACTGGTATCGCTAACCAAGAAACCTCGATATCGGCAATTAACGACCAAACTAACCGGTATGCCAGCGTTGGCGCAGTCGCAACTGGTAGCGGATCTGAGATTTCCATGTCGTCGTGGGGATCCGCAACAACGGAAACTTGGGCCGGATATTCGATGCAACGGGCGTGCTCGATGATCGCGGAGCAGAGCGGGAACCTCACTCGCGTAGTTCTCGGCCACGCTGAAAATCTCGCTGCTGTGCCTATCCATATCATCTGCGGACGAACCAGCGGCAGCCCAAACACGCAGGTCGAAGTGGCTCGTTTTACTGGCCGCACCATTGGCACCGACCAGTTCAAGGTGTTGTACACCACATCGTCCACATCGTCGGTGACTGGCGCCGTCACCATCGCTGGCGGCCTGGGAGTAGCCGGGTCGCTGTATGTTGGTGGAACACTTGTCCCGGCGGCGCTGACGGTGAATGATAATGTTTTCACGGTGCAGGATGACGCCGACACCACGAAGAAGTTTCAGTTCCAAGCCAGCGGAATCGCGACTGCCACGACGCGCACACTCACGGTGCCAGACGCCGACACCACGCTAGCCGGTCTTTCGGTCGCGCAATCCTTCACCGCCAACCAAACCTTCACCGCTAACATCTCCCAGACCGGCAGCGGCACGGTCAGCACGGGGACTGGGGCGCATACGTTCAATGGAACATCCACCTTTAACGCAGATGTGAGCGCCGTCGCTGGCTACCGCATGTCGGTGAACGGCGGCATTTCCAGCGTTTCGATGCTGTCAATTTCCTCTGGAGCTTCGCCGCTAACTAGCGCTACGCAATCTGGCGTCAGAATTACCTACGCCGGCACAGTGAATGCCACGACGCGAATCAGCGGTATTACGGTTGAGCCGACCACTGCGGCCGCTTCGTTTACTTGCACTGATCTGATTTCTGTGGCGACTAATCAAGCGTTGCTGGCAGCAGGTGCTGGATCCACCGTAACTCGCTTTGCCGCCTTTGCGACTCGCACACAGACTATCGGCGGAACTTTCAGCGCGGCTTGGTGGCACGGTGCCGGCACCACTCTGAGCGGCTCTGGAACGTGGTGCATCTACAACGTCACTGCCGACGCCAACTACCTCGGCACCGGCGCAACGCTGATCAACACGACGACGGATAACGCCACCGACAAGTTACAGGTGTTTGGTTCAGGAATCTTCACCGCAGCCAGCACACAAGACGCCATTCGCATCCAGGGCCGGGCTGGCGGGTCATCATCGCGCATCGCCACCATCACCGTTGCGGCACTGACGGGATCGGTCACCCATACACTGCCAGACATTACTGGCACCTTCGGCATGCTGGAAGGCACGCAGACGTTCAGCGGCGCGAAGACGTTCACAGGCGGAGTCACCGTCACGACGGCGGATGTTACGGTAACAGATCGAAATATTATACTGAGCGCGACCACTGGCACAAAGTTCGGCACGGCAACCACGCAGAAATTATCGTTCTTCAACAGTACGCCAGTCGTTCAGCCAACCGCACCAGCAGCCGCATCTGCCGCCGTCGCCACGACTGGATCGACTTCAACAACGCCATTCGGATACACTACCGCAGCGCAGGCCGACGACATCATCACGCAGTTGAACAAAGCCACTGCGCGGCTGAATGATATCTACACCAGACTGCAAACCCTCGGACTCATGGCATAACATGGCAACCACCCTTCCTCTCCCGCCAGCCGTTGCGCTTTGCAAGGAACGAACGCGGCACATTTCTATCGATATTCCAGAGACGGACTTGACGGCAGCGCCGGCAGTCACGTTGCGTTGGGAGCGACAGGTCTGCACCTACGATGACACCGGTAAAGTGCTGACGGCAGAAGTGAAGAAACGGCGTTCACTCTCTGGCGCAAATCTACTTGGACGGCCAGGTGTCGCTGACCTCTATATCGCTATCGCTGCCAAGTTGGACGAGATAGATGCTGCGATTGATGCTGAGGAAGCGGCTGCGCAGCAGGCACAGGAAGCGTGACCATGGAAAACCTCGCGGCGGATATTCCAGCGATTGCCCCTGCCAGCACCGATCCGCAGACGGTGATTCTGTGGGTTATCGGCACGCTTGTTGTAGCTATTGCCTTGTCGTTGAAATACATCGTTGACCAGCAGGGCAAGGCGGAATCCCGCTGCCGCGAAGAAAACGCAGCGGCGAACAAAAAGGCAGATTCAGCCAACGAGAAGGTCGAGACGATTCTCAAGGATACGCTTGGCCATTACGGCGATGCCATGTCTCGGATGACTCGCACGTTAGATCGCACGAATGACATCCAAGATCGGTCAAATGAAGTGCTTGAGCAAAGCACGAAAGTTTTTCAGAAGTTTATTGAAACCGACCGATACGAGAAAAAGCACCTATGAGACTTTACGCTGTCGCTATTATTTTATCGCTTTCTGGTTGCTCGCTGTTTGAGTCCCGCGAGCAGTCTAGCACCGTCGAAGTGGAGCGCCGCACGGGCCAAGAGGGCGGCTATCCGGTAGACGTTACCGTCCAGCGCACGGCACAGACGACGGCGCAGGCGCAGCTTTCCAGCCCAGTCCTTACCCAGGCAACGCAAGCTGGCGGTGGACTGCTCGGGTTGTTGTCTGGTGCCGGTGGCGTCACTGGTCTGGCCGGGATTGCGTTTGCCATGTTCAAATCCAAGCAAGCCAAGACCGAATCCGAGTACGGCGACGGCGAGCGTGCCCGTGCCGAACGTGCTGAGATGAAACTTAACCGCGCACTCGCTGCGCTTCCGCCTGAAACCGCGAAAGACATCGCCTAGTTGCAATTTCCATTGGGCCGTTAGTGTACGGCAAACCCCTACGGAAATCCATGCTTCTTAAAATCAGTCAAGTCGTCGCACTATCGTCAGCCATCAAGTCGCTAGATGGTCGCGCAGAGGTGGCACTTGACGCAAACGGGAAGAATATCGGCGTAGTTGTTAAGCCATATGAATTTGAAAATGCGCAGGTTCGCTATGCCCTAGCACGGACTCAGCGCCACCTACGGAACACAATCGAATCCTACAATAAGGATGTTAAGGAAATCGTGCACGTCCATTCGGGCGGAAAGGACCAGATCAAGTCTGGCGATCCAGCGGCCCAGGTAGCGCGAAAGGAAATTGACCTGCTTGATGATGAAATGCATGATGTAACGGTGCATACTTTGAAGCTGGCCGATCTTAAAGCGCATGATAATAAGTTGTCCCCCGACCTGCTGTGCGACCTCGACCCGATGATCGAGCCAGACGCCAAGTAAGTCTGTCCGACTTGGCGTTGCATATTGCGTGCGTTGGACGTTGGTGGGCATAGCCTCTAAATCTTAGGGGCTATGCAATGAGTGTGATCCCGCCGACTTACCCGACGAAGGCCGAGACGCTAGATTATGCTGGCGTTTCCATCGTCCAGTGGACCCCGTTGGCCAATAGTGACTCTGGAACCCCAGTAGAAATGGCCAATTTCTCGGATCGTTCCGTGCAAGTTACCGGCACTTTTGGCGCTGGCGGTACGATTGTCATTGAGGGCAGTATTGATGGCACGAATTATGTCACCCTGAGCGATCCTTCCAGCACTGCGCTGTCGAAGACCGCCGCATTTTTAGAAGCCATCCTTGAGGTCGTCCGGTACATCCGCCCCAGGGTTACGGCTGGCGATGGCACCACTTCGTTGACCTGCACCATGATTTTTAAGAAGTGAGCCATTCCATGAGTGATGTCCCTAAGATCGTGACGCAGTTGCTTGATTCCTTGGAAAGCCTGCGCGTGATTGTCGCGGAGCGCGCAGAGATCAAGAGTATGGAAAACCTGCGCCGTGAGCGCGCCGCCCAGGCTGAAGCTGCCAAGGCTGAGGCCGTGCGTGCCGTGGCAGAGCGCGATGCAGCAAAGGCGCTGGCCGCATCGATCTTAAACAAGGCCAACGAAGACGCCGACGCCATGCTCGCAAAATGCAAGGAGCGGGTCGCTAAGATTTCAGCCGAATCGGATTCACAGGTTCGCCTGGCCAAAGAAGCTGCCGAGCGCCTGATGGCTGAGGCTGGCGCAGCGGCTGAGTCGCGGACCAAAGCCGTCAAGCTGGCCGATGCTCAACTGGCCGACCTTGAAAAGCGCGCAATGGCGTCTGAGGAACGGCTGCATAATGCCGAGCAAGCCTTGGCAAAACTGCGCTCAGGAATCTAACCTTTCACAACTTGCGACTGGGCCGGCTGGTCGCTCTAAGGACCATACCATGCCCAAGGCCACGAATTTCTGTAACAACTTCCTCGATCTGATTCTACGAGGCACCGCGATTGCGGATCTCGCAGAGAACGACACAAGTTCTCCAAACACCAGCGTCTACCTGTCGTTGCATGTTGGCAACCCCGGTGTCGGCGGATCGCAGTTGACCAACGAAGCAACGTACACCAGCTATGCGCGCCTTGCGGTCAATCGCACCGGCACCGGCTTTGCGGCTGCATCCGGTGGCGCAACGGCAAATCTCGCCTTAGCGCAGTTCATCGAATGCACGGGCGGCTCATCCGCTGTGGATTACATCGCCATCGGCACTGACGCATCCGGCGCAGGCCGCGTCTTGTGGGCCGGAGCGCTCTCCGCTGCACGTACCATCTCATCGGGCATCCAGCCGCAATTCGCCATCGCTGCATTGACGGTCACGGAAGCCTAACCGTGGCCAGCGAGCGGTATCTCTGCAAGGAATGCGGCGCAAGCGCGACTGTCGCTCTCGACGGTGCGATCTCGCGTACCTGTCGCCATAACGGCACCATTCTGTTGGATATGACCGTCACCTGCACAGGTGATGGCGGCATGAAAGAAACGCCTAGCCGTCTGCGTCAGATCGTCGATCTCATCATTGCCATGGTTAAAGCGAAACCATGAGCGGCATCCTCAACGTCAAAGAGCTCTGCGAAGCGGAGTGGAACGGACAGACGCGCTCAACTGAGTGGGTGAAGAACGTCAACCAGGTTACGACCGCTGGCATCTGGTATGATCTCACTGGGTCAGCAGGCAATCCGCGCGCAAAGCAATGGTTTGACGCTGCCCCACTGACGGCGCAGCAAGTCAAGCAATCAACTGACGGCGGTATCTACCATGGATCAGATGTCAGCGCGGCAGGCTATCGTAAGTTTCTGCGCTCCATTCGCGTTGGATGCGCCAGCGCAACGCCGCTGCCGTGTCAGTTGGAAA